TGGACCATGGATCTGAACCAGAACCCGTGTGGCCAGAATATTGGAAGTTAGATGAATTAGAGAAAGTAAAAGCAACACTACCTACAGGTAAATGGAATGCACAATGGATGCAAAGACCAACTAGTGAAGAAGGTGCTTTAATAAAACGTGAGTGGTGGCGACTATGGGACAGTGATGTTATTCCACCGCTACAACATATTATACAATCTTACGATACAGCGTTTCTTAAAAAAGAAACAGCTGACTTTTCTGCTATTACAACATGGGGTATATTCTTTCCAGATGAGGACTCAGGAGCGAACTTGATATTGTTAGATGCTATAAAAGGAAGGTTCGAGTTCCCTGAACTACGAAGAAAGGCACTAGAGCAATATAAATACTGGAATCCAGAGTCAGTAATTGTTGAGGCTAAAGCATCAGGACTACCGCTAACGTATGAATTAAGACAGATGGATATCCCAGTTATTAACTTTACACCGTCAAAAGGAAATGATAAACATGTTAGAGTTAACACTGTAGCCCCTCTCTTCGAGTCTGGTATGATATGGGCGCCAGATCAGAAATTTGCAGAAGAGGTAATTGAGGAGTGCGCAGCATTCCCGCACGGTGATCATGACGACTTAGTTGACTCTATGACTATGGCTGTTATGCGATTCAGACAAGGCGGTTTAATTAAACACCCTGAGGATTACATAGAAGAACAATCAGCGCCTAGGAAAAGAAGTTATTACTAATGGCAGTTAAAGGATCACAAATACTTTATAATTTATTATTTAAAGATGCAATTAGAAAATCTGGTCAAGCATCAGGTATTATGTCTATTGGTGACAATGTTAGAAAGTTAGCTGAAAAAAGATTACAATCTTATCTTTTGTCTGCACAAAAACAAGGTGTAGATATTGATGCAATGAACGAGCAGCAAATAAAATACATGCTCGAGATGAACAAGAAACCTAACTATAGAGTTATATCTCAAGATGATCCTGAATTTGTAACTTTTAGAGATCAAATACTAGGTAAAAAAAATAGAGATAACGTTATTCAAGGAAAATTTGGTAAACCTTTTAAAGAAG